CCCAAATCGATCCCTCCCTCTCTGCTTCCTACGGCCGGGGTGTTAATTCAGCACCTACGAGCGGAGGAAGTGGAGGAGGAGGAGGATCCAGTAAACCATCTAGTGGATCCAGCGGTTCCGGAAGTCAAGTCACCAAGGACATCAAACTCAGTAAGTCAGCCTGGTGGCAGGAAGGAGCAGGAAAGCTCTTTTCAGCAGCCAGTGACGGCGTTTCATCCATCGGTTCCTTCGGCAAAGATATGGCCAAGATGGCTCTCATGCAAAAGTATGGCAACGCCGACCGCCCCAACTGGGATGACGTTGTCAACCGTGCACGTATCGTATTGTCTCCAGCTCCAAATTTCAATCCCTTCCAAGGAGTCGTCGCTCTCGACCGACATAGTCCTCATCAAGACTCAGCATCCTTCTGGAACCTCGGAATGGCCGGCATCCAGCAAATGTCCACCAACTTCTCTGAATTTATCCACTCCTACACCTGGACCGAAGACTTCACCGTATCTGTTGGTGGAGCAGGCAACTCCGAAGTCGGACAAGTGCTCACCAGTGGTTACATCGGACCGTTGGAGAGCATCTTCTCGACACCCCCGACCATCCTCGATCCCTCAGTCAACATGTCCCGGAACGACTGGATCGCGTCCCTCCATACCTACTGGAGTGGAGGCCTGAAAATCCGCATCTCTATGATTGCGACAGCCCTACACAAGGTGTCACTGATCGTGTCGGCGTACTACGGAGACTACAACCTCCTGAACCCGGCATCTCCACCAGTTTCACCAGCTGTTCTCACATCACAGTACAGCTATGTGTTGGACTTCGACGGCGGCGCAGGACTCAATGTCTACGAGTTCACGCTACCCTGGCACGGCTCCACAACTGACGTCAAGCTCGTCCCCCGTGTTGGCATGCTCGATCCAGCCGTCACTCTCTCCCCGAAATCGTCCATCGAACAATGCACCCTCGGAACTTGGTCTATAGCAATCCAATCAAAGCTAGTCAGTACATCTGATGTTCCTGAGGTCGTGCTGTTCGACATTGAGCAATGCGCCAATACCGACATGCGCTACTTCGAACCCGGCTGGGCAGGCGCTGAGTATACCTATGGTATTTCTCCAGCCCCTGTCCTCGGCCGGGCGCAAGGTGGCGCAGCCATCGTTGTCGGACCATCTTCTCTTCCGACTGCCCCCCAGGAAAACCCCATCATCACCGAATGGAACACAAACTTCGTCGATATGATGCGGCGACCGCAATTACTTATTGGCACTCCCATTACCCCGCTTCAACTAACAGCAGGCGCTGGACCCGCCACCGGACCACGATTGTATCGTAATTTTGTATCTACATTCGATAATCGTAATAACTTCATCGGAAACTTTATAGAAGTTACCGGCACGAGCTATCCATCCAATCCGTACAATACTCCCCAGACCTATGGTAACAGCATAGTAATGG